TGGAGCGGGTGCTTTAGCAACTGGATCGCTGAAGCAATCGAAGCCAAAAATAAAACGACGGCCATCGAACGGTTCGTCACGAAGTACCCGACGCTCAAGCAAGTCCGGGCGTACCGATTAACGGGGGTAGGAATTTGACATACGTGTAACTTTGTGGTATACTATATATAGTTATGGATAATTGTGTCCATAGCAGCGTAGGTGTAGACGCGTAAAAATGCAGAATGCAGAGTAAATTTGCAAACGTCATCACTTAACAAAAGTTAGAAATCATTAGCGTAATCAGAAGGATTGAAAATGTCAGAGATCAATTTCGGCAAGACCATCACGCTCAAGCAAGCAGCGAACCTCATCAAGTCCAACCCCGAGACTAGGTTCTTACTGCAAGGCGAGCCGGGCATTGGCAAATCATCTTTGCTCAAGCACATCGCCGACTCGCTTGGCTATGAGTGCGCCTATATTGACGTACCCAATATGGACTTGGGCGACATCGCAATGCCGGTGATCGACCATGAATCTAGGACTACCCGCTATTACCCCAATGCACGGTTCAAAGTGCACGAGGGCAAGCCGCTAGTCATCATGCTGGACGAGTTCACCAAAGGTGCCGACCCCGTCAAGAATATGCTGCACCCGATGCTTGAGAAGGTGAATCCGCGACTCGGTGACCTAACTTTGCCGAGCGACGGAGAGAAACAAACGATTGTTTTTCTTACCGGCAATCTGTCTACGGACGGAGTAGGTGATTCGCTCAAGGCACATAGCCGCAACCGATTAGTGCCTGTGACTATTCAGAAACCCGATGCAGAAGAGTGGATCGAGTGGGCGCTGAACAAGGGGTTGGAAGCCGAGGTGATCGCGTGGGTGAATCGCTTTCCGCACGTATTGGCTAGCTACACCGACCCCGCGCAAGGGGACAATCCGTACATCTTCAACCCGCGCAAGCCGATGAATGCGTTTGTATCTCCGCGTTCGCTGGAAACCGCATCTAACATCGTTAGAAGTCGCAAGCACAACGATGCCGACACCGTGATTGCGGCGTTGACGGGTGCTATTGGCGAGAGCGGTGCACGGGATTTGCAAGCATACATAGAGTTCTCGGATCAGTTGCCGACGTGGGAAGCGACGATCAAAGACCCCAAAAATACTAGCGTACCTACAAGTCCCGGTGCCTGTGCGATTGTGGTGTTCGGTGCTATCGCACGGATCACTAAGGAAACGATTGCGCCGTTCATGGAATACCTTCAGCGGTTCGATGCCGAGTGGCAAGCGGTGTTCGCTATCAATATCGCCAAGACCCCGAGCAAGCAAGCGATTGCGTTCAGTTCGGCGGCGTTCTCCGCTTGGGTTGCCAAGAACCAAGACTTACTGTGATTAACCATTACTAGGAGGGCTAACAAATGTTAGAAGAACGGCGAGTACAAAAAGCCAAGATCACGCTAATGCGTAACCCTAAGTTTGCGTTGTGGTCTGGCATCTTGATGGTTGGACGTACAAGCGTAGTGGAAGATGATGTGACCGCGTGCACCAACGGCAGAGACGAGAAGTATGGACGGGCGTTCGTAGCAGGGTTGAAAGACCCTGAGCTTAACTTCGTAGTGCTGCACGAGAACCTGCACAAAGCGTTCAGGCATCTGACTACGTGGAAGAAACTCCACGACGAAGATCACAAGCTAGCGAATGCGGCGTGTGACTACGTTATTAACTTGAAGCTGAAAGACCTCGACCCCGTTGAGCAGATCATTGCCATGCCGACGGTGAAAGATGGCATCCGCAAGGGCAAACCAATAGGGTTAATTGATGAGCGGTTCCGGGGGATGAATGCCAAGCAGGTGTTCGACATTCTCAAGCAGGAGAGGGAAGAAGAGGAAGGGGGTGAAGGTGGTGAAGGGGGTGAAGGTGGTGAAGGTGGTGAAGGGTTCGATGACCACGATTGGGATGGGGCGCAAGAACTATCTGCCGAGGAGAAGAAAGAGCTAGAGCGTGATATTGACCAAGCGTTGCGCCAAGGAGCAATGGCGCAGCAAAAAATCGCGGGCACCGGTGCAAACGGCGCAGATCGGGAATTGTTAGATTTGCTTGAGCCAAAAGTAAATTGGCGTGAAGTGCTGCGTGAATTCGTGAAGTCTACCTGCAATGCAAAGGATACGTCCTCTTGGCGTAGGGTTAATCGCAGGTTCCTATCGACTGGCGTTTATATGCCGAGCCTGATTGGCGAGCGCGTTGGCCATCTAGTTGTAGCTGTAGATACGTCAGGAAGTATTGCGGCTAAGGAACTAACCGACTTCCTAACAGAAGTTAGGGGTATCGCAGAAGAAGTAAACCCTAGCCAAGTGGACTTGCTCTATTGGGGCAGCGAAGTAGTGGCGCATGAGGAGTATTCGGAAGTTGACGTACCCAACATCGTTAACTCAACCAAACCACGCGACGGGGGCGGCACTTCACCTAGCTGCGTATCTACATACCTGAAGGATAAGAACATCAAGCCCGAATGCATCATCATTTTGACTGATGGATACGTTGGCAATGATTGGGGCAACGAGTGGACTGCACCGTTGCTGTGGGCGATTGTCGGGGGAAACACCGCAGTCGCAACGAATGGTAAGACGGTTCACGTCAAAGACTAAGGAGCAATCAAATGAGTATTAGCGCATCAGCGGTGTTAGTGGAACTGAATATCAGCGTATGGCCTGCGGCAAAGATTGACCGCGAGGTGACCGACAAAGTTAACGCGGACGCTGGCGCGGTGCATGGCGCGTCGCAAACCAAGAAAAACCTGTTCGCAGGTACTAGCTTACGTAAAGACATCGAGAAGCTAGCCGCACGGGTTCGTCTGTATCACAACCAGCACACTCTGCCGTGGGCAGACAAGGGCGAGCGACTACTGCCGACCAAGTTGTTCATGGAATACAAGCAGGTTATGAATACGTACGAACATACATTCAACAATATGTGCGATAACTTCTTTAATGAATACCCGCGCTTAGTTGCAGAAGCGCCGCAAGCGTTGCAAGCGTTGTTCAAGGCTGAGGACTACCCCGACCTAACAGAAGTTAGGACTAAGTTCGGATTTAGGCGCACGGTCAAGCCGGTGCCTGACGCGGGTGATTTCCGTTTGGACGTACCAGCAACCGACTTAGAAGAGCTGCGCGGAGAGTTCATCAAGCAGCAAGAGGGCAAGCTAGCCGACGCGATACGTGAATCGTGGGACCGACTGCATAAGATTCTAGTGGACACTTCCAAAAAGCTAGAGGATGTGGGCGGTGATGAGGAGAAGAAAAAGCGTTACCACGATACGCTAGTATCCAATCCGCTTGAGTTGTGCTCGCTGTTGACTAAGCTGAATATAACCAATGATCCTAAGTTGGAAGAAGCAAGGCGGCAGCTTGAATTAACGATGCTTGGGGCAAATATCGAGACCATTAAGGACGACGCTGATGTGCGTAAGCAGTTGAAGTCCAAAGTGGACACCATCTTGGACAAGTTCGATTTCTGATTAGAAGGAGTAGATGATGACGAAAAACCCATTTCAACTAGCTAACGTAATGCTGTCGGAGGAGCTAAGGGGCACAGACGAGGGCATTAATAATATCCATACAAGTCTTTTAGCGGGCGTGGTATTCGATGCGGCGTACGATAAACCAACGTGGAAGTTCGTCGCTATACGTTTGTTGGGTGGGAAGATAGCAGGTTTTTCCGTGACGGAAGGAGGTGAACAATTAGGCACGATTTCAACTTCCTACTTCCGTAGGGGTTATTGTGTCGAGATAAAAAATACGCGGATTTCTAACAAGCGCGAGCGCGGGGGCGGGTACCGTACTACTGATGCGGGCAAAGCACTAGCCGCAATTAAAAAGGCGTTTTCGCGCAAGAACATATCCGAGCACATAGAGGAGTCTAACAAGTTAATTAGTAAAACGTTGAATGATATTTCGTGGGGCAAAGGCAGAGCGCACCACAAAATTGTGAATGAGGTCCAAGAAGAGCTACTAGAATTTAGCCGCAAAGATGCGGAGACGCAGAAACTCTTTCTTGAACACCTAAACCGCATAGGTAAGGGGGGGCTAAAGGGTAGGCAAGAAGAAGCATTCACCGAGATGCAGACGGTAGAGCGCATCCTGCGTCAGTACGATGCGGGTGAAGCTACTGTAGTATTGCTAGTCGATAGCAAGTATGTCGTCAAAGAAAGCGACAACGTAATGATGTTCGACGCTACTGACTTACCTGAGAACCTACGCGGTAAGTTGGGGTTGCTCAAGTTGGTTGATGATGGGTATGTCATTACGGACGTAGGGTGTAAGGTCAACAGCGAAACCTTCGTGCTTTTTAACGCCAAAGGAGATGAGGTATGACAGCGAAGAAAAGAGGTGAGAAGCTAGTGCTGGTTGCCGACATGGTGGTGGTCGAGCCGGAAAGAGAAACACATAAGACGCCGTGGGGCAAAGTATGGACTCGCGGTGCTGACGTAATGGCTACTTGGCGACGGCATGGATTCGTGCCGCCGACTGAGTATCGTAGTGACTACTTGTTTAAGGTGAATCGGGAGGGGGGCGCTAAACCATGACAACAGGGATTGAGTTGTTAAAACCAGAAAAGAAACGCAAAGGGCGCGGACCCGGTAAGAAACCCGCGCTGTTTTGCACGAGTCTGCGATTGCCACAGGAGGTAATGGAATACTTCAATACCCACTACGCATACACAAAGCAGGCCAAGATGCGTGAAATTCTTACCGAATACGTTAGCAATCAAACCCAAGGAGTTAGTAATGGTCAAGAAAGTTAGAAGCACGGCGCAAAAGGTTCGTACATTCATGCACGATAACCCCGCCATGAAGGTTAAAGATGTAGCTGCGAAGTTTGGTGTAAGCGTGCAGTACATATACGGACTGCGCTACCTTGCTCGAAAGAAAAACGACGCAGGTACTCCGAATAAGGTCGAGACTAGCGCAACGTCCACACGCGACGCAATCCCCGATGCTTTGGTTACGCCGCCGAGCGACCCCGTCAACCATCCCGCCCACTACAAGGTCGGAGGGATCGAGACTATCGACTTCATCGAAGCGAAAAACCTGAACTACAACCTAGGCAACGTAATCAAGTACGTCACTCGTTCAGACCACAAGGGGAACAAGGAGCAAGACTTGCTCAAAGCCGCGTGGTACTTGCAGCGTGAGATCGAGTACGCATTGGGCGCAAGACAGCGTCCGTAGCCCTAACAAAAGTTAGGACAGCCCTTCACCAACCTAGCCCGCTTACGCGGGCTTTTTTTCGTCCGCACTGTTGACAAAGTAAAATTATGTGCTATGCTTAGAACTTGAAAAATTACTGGAGCATCAGATGGCATTCGGAGAATACCCCGCCAACGTGGACTCACAAAGCTACGGGCAGTTGAAGTGCAAGTGCGGAAGTGACTACTTACACCAACGCAACGTGACCATCTTTGAATGCAACGAAGATGATGATTGGGTTACCGTAATCGCCCAAGACGGCCACAAGGTACAGGCAACCAAGTTCCCCAACGCTGATACCTGTAACCCAAGCCCCCGCAGACATGGGCTCATTATTGAGTTTGAGTGCGAAGAGTGCAGCTACAGTTGGAACGAGGGGGGCGACAAACCCTTACTAATATACACCCCCAAACTTGCCATCTTCCAGCACAAGGGTAACACCTTCATGGAGTGGGTGGACTAATGGCTGCGACCCCCGAAGCTAAAGTTAAAGCCAAGATCAAAGCCGTCCTCAGAACCCACAACATCTACTACGCTATGCCAATAGGTACGGGCTACGGCAATAGCGGCGTCCCTGATTTTCTTTGCTGCATCAACGGGCACTTTGTGGCTATTGAAGCCAAAGCAGGTAAAGAGCAACCAACAGCACTTCAGCTCAAGAACCTGCAAGCAATCAAGACGGCGGGCGGTTACACGTGCGTCATCAACGAAGCTAACCTTGAACAGTTAACAAATGTTATAGCCGAGTGCATGCAATGAAAATTTTGACCGTAGACTTTGAGACGTACTACTCGCGGGAGTTTAGCCTTAGCAAAATGACTACGGAAGAATACGTGCGTGATCCACGTTTTGAAGTAGTTGGTGTGGCTGTGCAAGAAAACGACGGGGAGCCGGTGTGGTTTAGCGGCGATGCGAAAAGCATGCACCAGTTCCTGACCCGGTACGATTGGGCCAACTCTTTGGCGCTAGCGCACAACGCTCCGTTTGACGGCGCAATTCTTAGTTGGGTGTACGGCGTTAGCCCCAAAGGATGGCTCGATACTTTATCAATGGGCCGAGCATTGCATGGCACAGAAGTGGGCGGCAGTTTGAAGGTGCTAGCCCAACATTATGAACTTGGTGAGAAAGGTACCGAAGTAGAGAATGCGCTAGGTCTGCGGCGTCAGGACTTCAGCGATGCACAGTTAGCACGCTACGGGGAATATTGTAAAAACGACGTTGCGCTTACGTATGCTTTGTTTAACGCAATGGTTGCTAGCTTCCCGCCGACTGAGTTGCGATTGATTGACCTGACAATCAAGATGTTCACGGAGCCCGTGCTGCAACTAGATCAGAAGTTACTGGAAGAACACCTTAAATCAGTACGCAAGCACAAGGAAGAGATGCTTGGCAAGTTCAACCGCGATGACTTGATGAGCAACCCACGGTTCGCCGACTTGCTCCGGGGCTTAGGTGTCGAACCGCCGATGAAAGTAAGTGCAACGACGGGGCGCGAAACGTACGCCTTTTCTAAAACTGACGAAGCATTCAAAGAGCTACTTGAGCACGATAACGCGGATGTACAAGCGTTGGTGGCAGCTAGACTTGGCACCAAATCGACCATCGAAGAAACACGCACAGAACGGTTTATCGGTATCGCGGGACGTGGTGCACTACCTGTGCCGCTACGTTACTACGCTGCACATACCGGGCGCTGGGGCGGCGACGATAAACTGAACCTTCAGAACTTACCGAGAAGTTCTCCGCTAAAGAAAGCCATCATTGCGCCAGATGGATACATGATGGTGGACTCCGACTCATCACAGATTGAAGCCCGTACGTTGGCATGGCTAGCTGGACAAGATGATCTAGTGCAAGCGTTTGAAAACGGCAGCGATGTATACAAAATCATGGCCTCCGCTATCTACGGCAAACCCGAAGCCGACATAACTAAAGACGAGCGCTTCGTTGGGAAGACTACGATTTTGGGCGCTGGCTACGGGATGGGAGCGGTCAAATTTCAATCACAGCTAAAGACATTTGGCGTGGGCGTTGAACTACATGAGGCCAGCCGGTTCATCGATACGTACCGAAGAACTTACTTGATGGTTCCCGAGCTATGGAAGTCGGCGGCGACTGCGTTAAAAGCTATTCTTCAGAATCAGCAAACTACTTTAGGGCGGAATGGTATTTTGATCGTCGAAGGTTCAAACGGGATACGCCTCCCCAATGGGCTGTACATCAAGTATCCTAATCTGCGCATTCGTGAAGTCGATGGCAAAGATGAGTTGGTATACGACACCAAGCGCGGCAAGCAAATAATCCCCAACCGAATCTACGGCGGCAAGGTCATTGAGAACGTGTGTCAGGCGTTAGCCCGCATCATCATTGGCGATCAGATGTTATTGATAGCAAAGAAATACAAAGTCGCCATGACAGTACACGACGCTATCGGCTGCGTGGTTCCCGAGAATGAAGCCGAGACCGCTAAAGAGTTCGTTGAACTGTGCATGAGACTGCGCCCCCACTGGGCCCAAGAGTTACCGCTTAATTGTGAAGCCGGTTACGGCAAAAGCTACGGAGACTGCTGATGCCAAGGATCTATAAGTCCGTAGTGCGTGATGCGGTCGATGCGCTACTTGCCGACGGAGAACCCCGTACCATTGCACAGATCGCCGACGAGCTTGGTCTGAAGCAGCACTCGGTCAGCAGCGCGGTCATCCATGCGAGAAAGAAGCATGGCTCCGGTACGGGCGGCTTTGTGATCGTCAACTACTCACTACAACGCGGCAACGGTGGTAGGGAAGCGCCCTTGTATCTGCGTGGGTTCGATGGGCTGTTCGACGCGCCGCGCCCTGCGTTTGGTATCAAGACAATCCGAGCCGCAAAGCTGCGCTACGCCAAGAAGATGCGCGTGGTCATCAACGGTAAGACAACAAAGAGCCGGGGTAAAACTCAGAATCATTGGTTACAGATCCTCGGTATGCGCCAGCACAACTACCAGCTATGACAGACACAAGAACTGAAGCCCGAGATGGCGAGATCAAGGCAACCGGCAAACGATTTTGTTCCGGGTGCTACCAGCCCCGAGATGCAACAAAGGGCACCCAACGCAAGTTCAGATGGATCTGCGACGACTGCCTAGCACGAGCCAAGGAACACATGAAGGGTAGGAAATGAATAAAGAAGAAATTCTGACTATTGCTGACCAAGCCGGAATCATCCCGTGGACAAAACTTGAGTGGGTGGTGCAGCATGCAAAACTTTCAGAGTCGGACGAAGGGTTAGACGGAGACTTGGCTTGCCTGTTGCAATTTGCCAATCTAATTGCGGCAACTGAGCGCGAAGCGTGTGCAAAGTTATGCGAGGAGGAGATTGCCAGAATTAAACCTTACTACTCTGTCACGGCTGAGAACTGCGTAAAGCTGATAAGGGGCAGAACATGACGCCTGAAGATGAAGAGTTTGAGGCCATTATGAAGCGTCAACTCGCCGAGCAAGAAGCAAAGAAACCTGCAAAACGGGGATGGGTTGGGCTGACGCTTGACGAGGCACTCGAAATTTCCGAATTTCTCAACCTTGATTTGCCCGAAGGATGGATAAGGCTGTCAAACGCTATCGAAGCCAAGCTCAAGGAGAAGAACAATGGATGACGGCTATTACTGCGTTATCTGTGGGCGGTACATCGAGGCCGTTGATGGTGTGGTGGTGCATGACAACGTGCCGCACCCAGACATGGCATTTGACGATGAGGAGAGGCCGCAATGAATGAGCAACTGATGACACAAGAGGAGCTGGCATTCCGGTGGAAGATCAGCGAGGCGACACTGGAGCGCGACAGATCGCTCAAGCAGGGTGTTCGCTACCTCAAGATCGGCGGACTGATTCGTTACCGACCGCAAGATGTTCTTGAATATGAGGAGGCCTGTATGCACGAACCGAAAGCAGCCAAACTCAAGGAGAAGAACACATGAGCGAGGATACCGTCAGCGAGTATCGGGTTAAGGTAATTGTTCGCAATAACCTGATTCTTAATTTGATTGAAGAAACGGGTTACACATCTATACCCAAATTCGCCAAGGATCACGGCATCCACTACAACGACTTGAATATGTTCATATCCCTCAAAAAAGCGCCCATCACTTCAGAAGGTGAATTTTGCGTAGCTGCTAAAAAGCTAATGGAAATATTTGGTGCGGCACCCAATGACTTGTGGACTGATGAGCAACTTACAATGAAGCTGCATAAGAACTACTCCGAACGGGGAATGGACCGTGACGACCTTGATCAGCTTGCGCAAAATCTTCCCACAATAACAGGACAAATAACATACGACTCCCCGGAGGAGGCGTTGTATAAAAAAGAAACTGTTAAGGTTACATCTGACATGCTTGAAAGTTTAACCCCAAGAGAAAGAAAAGCCATCATATTGCGATGGGGTGTCGATGGCGCTGGAGAACATACGCTTGAGCAGGTAGCAAATATTCTTGATGTAACGCGAGAGCGTGTCAGACAAATCGAAGCCAAAGCATTCAGTAAACTACGAAGAAGGAAAAAACTAGATGAAAAACCTAAGGCACCCGAGCGGATTGACTTTAGCCGAGTGGCGCTGGCCGTTCAAAACACCGGAGCAGCGAAAGAAGATCGTCGCATGGTTCAAAAAACAAGAACGTGAAAAGAAGTTAAACCAACCGGAAGCGTTACTATGACACACAATATTACTGCTACGTGGGACGAGCTCTTGGAGCAATCCAAAATGACCGCTGGAGATTACTTCAGTACAGCGGTGAATATTCTAAAGCGTTCGGAATTGGAATTTACTGCAACCGATGCGATAGCCCTTGCCGCGATCATGGCAAAAGACTTTCACACAACGGCGATGGGCGTAGCGGCACAAAATATTATCGCTGCGGCGAAAAAGGAGAACGACTATGAGTCCGTGGACTGACGAAGAAGAATATCGGGAAGAAATGTACCGCAATGACAGAGCAAGGCGGCTATATGAAAGAAAAAAAGGTAAGCATTGGCATCCGCTCGACCCTGATTACGCCGAGGATGACGAAGATGAGAGTGACGAGGAATGATTTTGTTAGCGCAATCGCGTTTGCGCTGGGCGCGGGGTTTTTGTTGGGTTTGATGTTTTCTTACGCATGGTGCTTTTAATGCTGCAAGAAATGAGTAATACTGCGCGGCGTATATATGACCGCATGTTTAGGCTAAAGCGTCCGCAGTCGGTGAAAATGCTTTCGGGTTATTTTTTTCTGTCTAACAGTGCCATATATAACGCGCTGCTTGACCTTAAAGAAATGAATTGCGTAGAGTATATTGGGCGCGGACAGGGGTGGCGCGTCGTGCGTAGCCCAATCAAAAAGTAACGGAGTAGGTATGAGTATCGTCTGGTCGTTCAGCAGCCTGAAAACCTTTCAGCAATGCCCGCGTAAGTATTACCACACAAAGGTAGCTAGGGATATTACAGAACCGGATACAAAAGCGACGCTGTACGGCAAAGCTGCGCATACGGTAGCTGAAGAATACATACGGGACGGTACACCTATACCGGAAGCGTTTGAATACATGACCCCCACGTTGCAAGTGCTCAACACTATTGAAGGGGATAAATTATGCGAAGTGAAGTTAGGGCTGACGAAGAACTTGGAATATTGCGAATTCGATGCTCCGAATGTCTGGTGGCATGGGATAGCTGATTTGGTGGTTATCAATCGGGCGACAGGGGTGGCGCATTCGGTGGACTATAAAACTAGCAAAAGTGCGAGGTACGCGGACGCGAAGCAACTTGATCTTGTGGCTTGTGGTCTTTTCGCCAAGTTTCCGGAGATACAACGGGTTAAAAGCGCGTTGATCTTCGTCGTTTCCAAAGAGCTAGTAAAGAAAGAACATCACCGGGAAATGATCCCTAAGTATATTGCTAGCCCCGCGCAAGACGTTGCGCGTATAGAAGCCGCGCTCGATAATGGGATTTGGAATCCAGTCCAAGGAGCACTGTGCAAATTTTGCGCTGTTAAGCACTGTGAATACAACAGGAGTTAAAAATGCCTTACGTGAACAAACCCCGCCCCTACAAAAAAGAATACCAGCAACAATTAGCAAGAGGGGAAGCTGATGAACGACTTGAACGCCAACGTGCTAGAGAATCAATCGACAAAAAGAACATCGACCGAGACAAGGATGGACGTGCTGACGTGCGCGAAGGGAAAGATGTTGCGCACATCAAGGCTCTATCTAAGGGTGGGTCCAACAAAAACGGAGTCAAACTTCAGACGCCAAGCACCAACCGCTCGTTCAAGCGCGGGTCAAACCATAAAGTAATGTCGGAAACTAGCGCGAGCGAAAGAAAAGCCAAGGGCAAAAAATGAAGTTATCAGAGTATACGTGGCCCCGCCCACCGGGGTTCACGCCGTTCGAGCATCAGAAAGTAACAACAGAGTTCCTTGCCACAAACCGCAAAGCGTTTTGCTTCAACGAGCAAGGTACGGGTAAGACAGCATCAGTTATCTGGGCCGTCGATTACCTCATGACTCTTGGGTTAGTGAAACGTGTGTTAGTAATCTGCCCCCTGTCGATCATGAAGTCGGCTTGGCAAAACGACCTCTTTAAGTTTGCTATCCACCGCACCGGTGCGATAGCTTATGGTGATGCACGCAGACGCAAGAACATCGTGAGCGCCGAAGCCGAGTTCGTCGTGATTAATTTCGATGGAGTCGGTATCGTAAAGAAAGAGATTATGGACGGCGGGTTCGACCTTATTGTGGTCGATGAAGCGTCGGCCTATAAGAATGCACAAACGAACCGTTGGAAAGACTTGCGTGACCTAACAAAAGTTATCAAAGGTTTGTGGATGCTGACGGGTACGCCAGCAGCGCAGTCACCTGTGGATGCTTACGGATTGGCAAAGCTCGTAAACCCTAATGGCGTGTCTCCGTTCTTTGGGCAGTTCCGTGACACAGTGATGCTCAAGGTGTCTATGTATAAGTGGATGCCCAAGCCTGACGCGCAAAGCATCGTGCACAAAGCTCTTCAGCCAGCAATTCGGTTTGAGAAGGCCGACTGCCTAGATTTGCCCCCCGTTACCTTCACGGAGCGCGAAGCCCCGTTAACCCCACAACAGCATAAGTTCTACACCATACTGAAGAAGCAGATGCTGATTGAAGCGGCTGGTGAGGAAGTGTCCGCTGTCAATGCTGCGGTGCAGATAAACAAGCTGCTGCAAATTGCGGGCGGCGCTGTGTACACAGACGCGGGCGAAGTCGTTGAGTTCGACGTAAGCAACAGGTTGAACGTGGTGCAGGAGGTCATTGAGGAATCAAGCCAAAAAGTGCTTGTGTTTGTCCCGTTTACGCACACCATTGAACTACTGGAGAAGCACCTTACAAAGAACGGGATTACGTGCGAAGTCATCAACGGTGCGGTGCCCGTGAACAAACGCGCTGACATCGTCAAGCAGTTCCAAGAACAAGCTGCCCCCAAAGTACTCATCATCCAACCCAAGGCAGCATCTCACGGGTTGACCCTTACAGCAGCAGATACAATCGTTTGGTACGCTCCATGTTCCAGCGTTGAGACATACCTCCAAGCTAACGCTCGGATTGATCGCCCCGGCCAAGTGAACCCTATGACTGTGGTGCACATCAAGGGAAGCCCGATTGAATCCCGTATGTACGCAATGCTTCAGAGCAACATAGACAACCACCAAAAAGTGATTGACTTGTACAAACAAGAAATTTTTTCTGACAAGTGTTGACATTGTCAAAATTAGCTGTACAATTAGCGTTCCCCCCAACAGTTAGGAGCATTAGATGGATGACGAAGTCCAGAGGCGAACTACCCCCGTTGACTTAGCAAAGTTAACGTCCGCATACATCAAGATCAGAGACAAGCGCGCTGAAATCAAACGTGCGTTTGAAGACCAAGACAACGACCTCGTAGAGCAGCTAGAGCTGTTGGAAGGTCAGATGCTTGATATGTGCAAACAAATGAATGCCGACAGCATTCGTACCCCGTATGGCACGATCATTCGCTCAGTAAAGTCACGGTACTGGACGAATGATTGGGATTCAATGTACGACTTCATCAATCGTGAAGGTGCATTTGGCCTGCTAGAGAAGCGGCTTCATCAGTCCAACATGAGGCAGTTTCTTGAAGAGAATCCTGAAAAACTCCCCGTTGGTCTCAACGTGGAAAACGCATACACCGTGGTCGTTAGACGTTCTAAGGAAAAATGAAATGAGTGACCTTACTATTCTCAACCAAGATCTCCCCGACTTTCTGCAAAACGCTGGTGTCAGTGAGCTAACAAAGCAACTCGCTGGTAAGTCTGGCGTTAAGCGCATCGTGCCTAAAAACGGCATCTTCCGTAAGACGGTCGGCGGCGAAGAGATGGGCAAAGTCAAGGGCAGCTTGAACGCTATTGTAATTAACGCTTCGCCCCATGTAGGCCGCATCTTTTATGTAAAAGCGTGGACCCCGGACGCCGAGCCGACTGCGCCGGACTGCTTCTCTAACGACGGTCGCATCCCCGACGCTGGCGCAGTTAACAAGCAAGCAGACCGGTGTGACAACTGCCCCCAAAACACGAAGGGTTCGGGCATGGGCAACTCAAAAGCCTGTCGCTATTCTCGTCGGATTGCGCTTGTGTTGGAGGAAGACTTCGGTACCTCCTTGGAGGGCGAAGTCTATCAAATGAACTTGGCCTCCAAATCGTTGTTCGGTGACGGTGCTGGAGACAACACTCATACGTTTGAGAACTACACCAAGTACTTGTCTAACAACGGCAAGAGCTTGGACTATGTAATGACTCAAATCAGCTTCAACGAAGAGAACGACAATCAGTCGGTTCTGTTTACGCCGATGCGGTTCATCAAGCAGCATGAGTACATTGTGACTAGCAACATTGCTTCCAAACCCGAAGTGCAGAAGATGGTCATTATGACTCCGTACCAAGCAGATGCGTCTGCCCGTACACCAAAGCTGGAAGCGCCCGCGCCTAAAGCTGAAGTCGCTGAGTCCCCCATCGAGGAGCCGGTTAAACGCGAAAAGAAAGCCGAGCCGAAACCCACAGTCAAGAAAGACCTCGACTCGGTGGTGAAGGCTTGGAGCGACGAGGAGTAAATAGATGACCTATGGTTATAGCCAAAGCTTGGTGCGGGCCAACAAAAACGCCAGCATCAAGTCTTTGGGTGTAGCCTTGGGTCGTGCTTGTATTCGCGCAAACATAAGCGTTAGCCAAATCGCGCAAGACTTCGGGGTGTCCCGTATGACTATATACAATTGGTTCAAAGGCAGCAGCGAACCGCACCCCGGCTATACGCAGACGATTGCCGACTACATCGCGTACGCCAAAGCTCACCGATAAATAAAGCAAAACATGTCAACCTTCGATCTGCTTGACACAGTGCTGCCGACAGAAGGGCGCTACTGTGTGCTAGGGATTGGTAGGTATCCTGACCAGCATTTTGTAGATACTAAGGAAGAAGTTGAGCAGTTAGCCAAAACATTCGTAAAGCGCAAAGTGGACGCTTATTTTGGATGCGCCAAGTTTGGCCCTCTAAATAACCGCACACATGCAAACGCTACTTACTTCCGTGCGTTGTGGATGGACATTGATTGTGGCCCCACAAAAGGCGTACCCGATGAGAAGGGCGTTATAAAAGGCTACCTTGACCAACAGATCGGACTTAACGAGTTCAAGAAGTTCTGCATTGCTGTCGGCTTACCTAAGCCAATCATAGTAAGTTCCGGTTACGGCATCCATGCGTACTGGTTATTACAGGAGACAGTGTCCCGCACAGAGTGGGAACCCCTAGCCAATCGGCTCCGTGAATTGTGCGTTGAGCATGGGCTCATTGTGGACTCCTCAGTATTTGAGGCGTCCCGAGTTCTGCGCATCCCCGGTACGTTTAACTTCAAACAGGAAGAACCTAAAGAAGTAGTAGTACTGAACGAGGACACTCCTCGTATGGCGTATCAAGCAATCAAGGAGCTGCTTGGTGCACCTGAACCCGAAGCTGAATTACCTGACTTCATCCCGCGCACAATAAGCCCGATGATGGAAGCCCTCATGGGCAACAAAATCAAACGGTTTAAGACCATCATGCTCAAGGGTGAAGGTGGGTGTGCCCAGCTTAACCACTGCTACACGAACCAAAACAACATCGAGGAACCGTTGTGGCGGTCAGCTTTATCTATTGCGGCTTTTTGCGTAGATGGTGACAGCGCTGCTCACAAACTGTCCAGCGAGCATGAGAGCTACGACCCGGTTGAAGTTGACCGCAAGATAAATAACTTACGCGCTAAAGGTGGACCGCACCATTGCGCTACGTTTGAAAAGATAAACCCACAAGGCTGCGAAGGCTGCATACATAAAGGAAAGATCAAGTCGCCCATTATGTTAGGGGTCGAGATCGAGCAAGCCGACGCCGACGATAACGAAGTTGCGGTAGAGGAAGATGGCGGAGAAGTAACCACTTATCAGATACCTGAATATCCGTTCCCATTCTTTCGCGGTAAGAACGGCGGTATCTATCTTCGCCCGGACCAAGACGACGATGAGGCCGAGCCGAAGCTAATTTACGAGCACGACCTTTACGTGGTTAAACGCATGCGTGACCCCGAGCTTGGGGAAGTAGCGTTGTTTAGGTTGCACCTGCCACACGACGGAGTGCGCGAATTCAACATTCCGACGACGGCGGTTTCAGCACCGGAAGAACTACGCAAGCAGTTAGCACACCAAGGGGTAGTGGCGCATAAGACACAGTACGAATCGCTTGCTAAGTTTGTTGTGTTCTTTATTAAAAACCTACAGTTTGTACGAAGGGCAGAGATGATGAGGACTCAGTTTGGTTGGGTAGAAAAAGATAGTAAGTTTATCGTCGGCGACAGGGAAATTACTAAGGACGGGGTTTTCTACAGCCCCCCGTCGAGCACCACGAAAGATATTGCTGAAAAGCTTGTACCCAAGGGTACGTTTGAGAAATGGAAAGAAGTGTTCAACCTATACGCAAAGCCGGGGTTAGAGCCACATGCGTTTGCTGCGCTTACTGCGTTTGGGTCGCCGCTGCTTAAGTTCACCGGGTTGGAAGGAGCGATCATCAACGTAATTCACCCGGCGTCTGGGTCAGGCAAATCCACCACTTTGTTTATGTGCAACAGCGTGTACGGGCATCCGAAAGAACTGACTTCGATGTACAAGGATACGCTCCAAGCCAAGATGCACCGACTGGGTGTGCTTAACAATTTGCCCAATACGATTGATGAAATCACTAACCTAAGCGGTATGGAGTTTTCCGACTTGGCTTATGGTATTTCGCAAGGCCGAGGCAAAGATAGGATGAACGGCACTACCAATACGCTTCGGATAAACAATACCAAGTGGCAAGGTATAACGCTGTGTTCAGCAAACGCTAGCTTCTATGAAAAACTTGGAGCCGCTAAAAACACACCCGAGGGTGAGTCCATGCGGTTGCTTGAGTACAAGATTGAACCTAACAAGGTCATTGACGTAGAAACTGGCAAACAAATGTTCGACCATCAACTGCGGGAAAACTACGGTCACGCAGGGGACATTTACGTTCAATGGCTCGTGAATAACTTGGAAGAGGCGGTTGCCCTAGTGCGTAAGATTCAAGCCCGCATCGACCGAGAAGTTCAGTTTGAGCAAAAGGAACGATTCTGGTCAGGTGTAGCTGCTTGCAATATTGCAGGCGGGCTGATCGCCCTTAACTTGGGGTTGCACGACTACGACATGAAAGCCATTTATGAATGGCTCAAAGGAATGCTTGGTGAAATGCGTCTGGATATTCAGCCACCAAGCTCTACTCCGATCACGATTCTTGGCGAGTTTGTCAACGCGCACATTAACAACGCACTAGTGGTCAACGGGGAAGTAGATGCCCGCAGTAACTTACAGACGCTACAGGCGCTTCCGCTGCTGGAGCCACGGGGCGAGCTGCTCATACGCTACGAACCGGATACCAAAGAGTTGTACATCTCCGCGAAACAGTTCAAAGATTTTTGCGTGAAGCAACAGATAAACTATAAGACCACGCTTAAAGAACTTGGGAACGCCAAAATCTACGTCGAAAGCTGCAACAAGCGCATGTCCAAAGGGATGAAAGTCGTGTCCCCCGCTGTACGGGTGCTGAAGTTCGACGCATCTTCAGCCGAGTTCCTACAGATGGACGCTTTTGTAGGCACTGATGAAAATAGAGACAGTAACGTACCGGCTTGACTGGGCTAAATTCAGGAAAGGGTATAGCTTTTTTGTACCCTGTATTGACACAAAAGAAGCGCGTACTACAATCGCGGCAATAAGTAACCGGCTAAAAATGGATATTGTTACTAAGGTAGTAATAGAAGACGGGGTTAAGGGCTTGCGTGTGTGGCGCATCTAAGCTATAGTGGCACCATTAGTTTTCCTTCGTCTCCTCCTAGAGCAAGTTGGCCCCGGCGCAAGTCCGGGGCTTTTTTTATTCCTTGCCGAGCCTTCGTTCTCTGCCTTCTTTTTCAGCCGCCGCCGCTGCCTCCCGCGACGGGCGCAGGGCTTTAATAAACAACGGCGCATTCTTCTCGGTTAGCTTGAAGCCACGGAAAGATTCCGCACGTCGCTGTGCGCGATCCATAAGAGACTCACCTACGTCTTCTATCGCGTAACTAGGGTACTCACGATTAAACTTATTGACGCGCTTGCTAAGTGTTTCCTTGTATGCTGTGAAGTTTTTCTCGCGGAACTCTCGGTCGAGGCGATCAAGAAGTTCATTGCGTTCGTTCAATATCTTCTGCTCCAGCCCAATAACCTTAAAGGTTGCATATGGTGTGTTTGCCAGTAAGTCGGAACGAAAACCAATTGCTTGGAAGATAAGCTGCCCTGTTGTGAAAGCATCCCTAGACAGAATCTCAACGCCTTTGTTGTCTTTAGCACCTTCTTTCCACAGGTCATACGCAGTCTTAAAGTTACGAAAACCTGCGGGGAGCGCACGTTGGACCCCCTTGTTGTAGTCACCCTGACTAAATGCCTCATACGCTTCAGCCCAAGACAAGAACATATTTGCGGACGGCCCAGCTTTCTCAAGCGCCAAAGCCATTGCGCCTTCTCTAACAGTCTTAGATTCTTTTGTGTCGCGCATCCAAAGATTGTTAAGGCTCGTCCGACTGGCTATGTCTATGCCAGTCAGTGCATTAACTAGCCCCCGCTCAACAATCGCAGACAATTTTTTACCGCCTATTGTCGTACCGCCAAGCTGTTCTTCTAGCCAAACCGTACGGAACCACAGTTCAAAACTCAACCTATCGAGGTCTTTGGGCCAATCCTCATCTTCCCGCAGCTTGTCCCATGCGGCACCAATGAGGCCCATGATGGTGCTGAACATAGGTAGGCCGGTTGCGCCAGCAAGGATGAACGTGGTACCCAAAGTGCCGAAGAACTTCTTAATGGCTTCTTTACGAGTCCTACCCTGCATGGGCTTTATCATCTCTACAAAGTTTTTGAGCAAGAACAGCGTCACATGCACCGGGTACATCATGAACTGGGTCAAAACTTTACCGGCAGCGTTCTTCATAAACAGCGGTCGGTTGTACTGCCCGTAGTTACCAAGAGCTTCATTGGTATCAATAACAGCTTGGTCTACGGCGGCTTGATGTGCTTGCTCAGGAGTCATGCTGCCTTTAGCAAGTAACTGTCGGTTGAGCCTGTATGAAGCTAAGAACATCATCTCTCTGGAAAGGCGCTCAGTAGAGTGCATCAAACCGCCCATCACTAGCAGGTCAACCGCGTTCTTACCCATCTGAACTACAGGAGCACTGCGCTTGTCAGTCGGTGTCGCTTTGTAATTGAAGATAGACCCAGCGTAGGTGGACGTAGTTACGTCGCGTGCAAGCATTTCACGTATCGCCCTGCGCTCGTCGGCAGTATGCCCCTTTGCATACTCTACTGATGGAGCCACCCAAGACATAGTCCCATCTGAGTTTTTCTTATACGCACCGAACTGGCCGAACATCTTGATCATGCGGCCCATTTCGCGGGTTGCGTTAACGGAGCCGTATTTCCACAGTACCGGCATCCCTGTTTGAAACAGACTCAAAGGTTGCAGCAAAGCAGAGGACGCGCCGCCCAAGTACCAAATGAAGGACGCTTTGTTTAGTGTACCGGCAATTTTTTGCGGAGTAGAAGCATCCTTAAAGCTAAGCTCGTCGGCTACACGTCGCTCCATTTCCTTAACAAACGGCTCATACCGTGGACGCCCCGCAATTGAATCTCGCGCCGCCGACAACGAAGTACGAAGCAGCGGTGCGTATTTAATACGGGCAAGCTGTGTTGCCATCTTTGTGGTGGCATGCGCCACATTGCGCATCAAATCAGGACTAAAGCCGGTGATCCCTTTACGGTGGATGAATTGCTTACGGAAGCTCTGATCCGGCATCGTCTGTAGATAAACTTGGTATACAGCATCCTTTAGCTGATCTTTAGCACCTTGATCACCTAAATTAGTGGTGTCAATCGCGTCAAAGATTTCCCGCAACAAACCAGAGCTATCGTAGGAAGCGCGGCGAAGCGAGCTAACATCGTTACCGGATGCAAAGGTGCCATCCGTTACTAACTCCTCCAAGTTATCTGCACGTCGCTTTTCAAACGCACTCCATGACTCGCCGGGTTTGCGTTTGATTTGTTCGTCGGCAAAACCCTGCATCGCATTGTCACGTTCAACCATGCTTTCAAACATGAAGAACTTGCGTGTCTTACCCGTCCCGATAGCCAACCAGTAGTCACCCACACGAACAAGCGGGAAATAGGGGAGAATCTTCGCACCTTGTTCATATATTGACCTGATTTTCTTCATCAGGTTAGCTTTTTGCGCAAGTGGCAAATTAGAATTAGTAATCTGATCGTCCAGAAGCTTAGTTAAGTACGCCGACAGCCTTTCAAAATACTCCTTGATTTGCTTGTACACACGCTGGCCGTCCAGCCCTAAGTCAGCGTACATCCGATCCAGTCTATAACTGCGCTCATCCGCTGCCGTATCAGACGGATCTACTTCCGCCAGCGTAGCCATAACAGTAATACGCTCTAGCTTGGCACGCAGTGTCTTGTCCGCACGAAATGCGCGGTCTATATCTGTTACTAGTTCTCCAGCAGACTTCAAAAGCTGCACCGTCATGCCGTTCATTTTTTGAAGCAGCACATTTGTGCGCATCAACTCGGGCACTGCCCGTGAAGCCCACATAGCTAAGAAGTCCGTAGTCGGTAGCTTGACCAACGCGGAACGTTGCGCATAGGTAGCTCGGTTCCATATGGCCCGCAGTGCAGGTAAGACTTTCCTTGGGTCTTGGGCCATCTGTAACGCAGAGACACCTTTGGCAAACTCAGCGCCTTTAACCGACTCACTAAATTGTTCGCTAACTTCAGCGACTTTTTTGTCTACTTCTTTTTGGCTTCTTATTGCCCCTCTGACCGCTTCAGTTTCGCTATCATCTCCGCTGTCGTCGATGACTTCTCCAGTATCCTCAATGCTTTCGCTAATGATTGCTGGTAGGCCGGATCGCCCTTCTCCTGTTTGGCTAACGCTTCCCACTGACTTAGGAGCGCCCTCATCTGAGATTTCCTCGGCGCTAGCGTCTTTGAAGCGGTTTCCACGAGGCTCGAAATTTCCACTTTTGAACTCCTCCTCTAAAAATTTAAATACGTCGATGTTCTTTTCGATGTGATACGTCAGCGCTTGCTGTACTTGCCGCATATCAATGCCGGGGAAGACTTCCAACAACACCATAATCTTCTGCATTTCGGCGGGGAACTCAGCTCCGTGGTCACGCACCTTAAAGTGAGCCAGCTCATGGATCATCGTGCCAACCATAGAAAGCGCGATCTCTTGTGGCGTGTCACTGAGCTTGGTGACAGACGGGTTAATAAACATGCCCATGAACGGGACTGTAATATTTACCCCGTAATACTCATTGTCTACGCTGACCCCCACAACTTGCTCAGATAATTCGCCATATCCGCCGCGCCCACCCGCAACCAGCGCGTTGCGCAGGAACATGAACGTTTGCCCAACGCCAGCTACATACTTGTCGTACCTTGAGCCAAACTTTTGCCGTGCTACATCAGACAGCGATTCTCCATTTTTGTTAATAGTGTTGTCATGGATCATGACCCGATTAGGGTCAAGTTCATTTTGCGGAATAGTCAGCTCATCGATGCGCACTGACACATTCTTCAAGTCGTCGTTAGTAAGTTCAGGTACTGCGCGATTATTTACGTACAGCACGCCATCTCTGACTTCGACCTTATCTCCGGGCTTTATAAGCGTAAATGCGTTATCTGTCGGGGGTGCTTTGGGTTCAAGAACTTCTTTGGCCGATAGCGTACCATCAGGGTTGACGTACTGCACATCACCAAAGTTTTTGACCTCCGCAGCCAAATCCACCTGACTGTAGATAGCAGTTATGTAGTTTATGATCTTGTTGAAGTCTTCCTGCGACACCTTGGAGAAACCTTGACGGTTTAACTCAAAGGGATACCCAGCACTTTCAGGTCTAACATGTGGGTCGGGGGAAACATCAATAAAGAAGTTTCGCTTAATATCTTTACCGTCCCAGCCCGGTCTGTCCTTGATTGATATATCAAACTGCCACAGGCCATTAGACAGCACATGCGCATTCTTACGAGGCCAGTAATCTTGCCCCTTAAGTTCTTTGGACACATAGATACGGGCAACACCCCATGCAAAACGCACGTTGGCAAAAGATGTGTATTCATCTACGGGGAAGTTTGCGCCGAGGGGCAAAGTTTTGGTTCTGTAGCCATCGCTGAATGTAACTTCAATGTCGTCAAACAACGGGCTTTCTGTAAGCACAGGCGCACGCTCAAGACTGTGGGCAGAGAAACTGATATCCCTTTCTTCTCCAGTGGACTCATCAGTGTACCCTTCGGGTATTCGAACAATAACAGCCGTGCCGTGACCATCGGGGAACAGTGTCTTCGTGTAGGTCTCGACAACTTTGGGGTCTTCGGATACCTCAATGTTAATTTCAGGTACTTGTTCTCCGCTCTCACGCATCTTTTGTATATCCGCTTCAATAAGCGGTACAATAATTGCTAAGGTCTCTTCCGAAATAAAGTCTTTTAGTTGCTCCAGCAACGTACTGGGGTTCGCCGCCATTGCAAGCTTTAGTTCTTCGCCCGTTGTGTTTAGGCGGGAGACCACCCCATCACGCAGCGATACAACTTCAAGCTCTTGGTTCTCAAACAGGAACAACATCTTGGCGACGCCGAGGCCACCGGAAGGCCGTGAAGTACCTTTGACTGTCCCTGCAATCTGCAAGAATTGATTACCCATCACGCTGGTCGGCATGCCGGGACCGTTATCTATCACACGAATAGTGCGGTCCTTGTTATTAACCACTACGTCAATCTTGCCCTTCTTGATCTGACCTTTTTCAATCGCTTCTTTGATAGCGTCGAATGAGTTTTGCACCAGTTCTTTGACTGAAACCTTTGAGATGTCTTCCGGCGTGCCATACAACTTGGCGCCAAGCATCTTTGCTATGCGTTGAACGTTAGCGCCCGGCGTAGCTTTGACCTTCTTGCTCCTGATTGAACTACTTGCTGACTCTTCAGGAAGTACAGTTTGCAATATGTTCCCACTACCAATTAAGTATGTACCTTGGTTATATACAGATTTAACTTGAGTGTTCGAGAAGGCAACAATTTCGCTAAGTTCACCGTCACTATAATACTGCATGATGCCGTCGTAGCCTTGAGCCAAAGCACGGGTCATTACTTGTTTGCCAATGTAACCCTTTTCTTCGTATGCTTTTTCTACAATGCTTTCGGCTTTTCTTTCGGCAACACCAAGGCGCACTAAGGCTTCAACCATTGGGTCTCTTATTAGCCCAGTTATGATTAGTGGGTTTTTAATTGACACATAGGCAGGGATAATGTTTGCCCCTGTGGTATCCCTTGGGGCGTATTGGTTAGCGTATTCTGTTGAAGGTGTCAGATATATGCCAGCGCCAAGAGCGCCTTCCGGAGACATCTTGAATGTAATTATGTCTTTGGTAGTGCCGTGGTAAACAACTAACGGATTACCATCTTTGTCCACAACCTTACTGTTGCCAAACCAATTTTTAAAGGCATCTGTAATCGTGCTGACAACCTCACCGCTGAGCTTAGCCCATGCGGGTGTACGTGAAGATAAGAGCTTGTCAGTGACAATAATCAGGTCGGTCAAGGCGTTGGTGTCGTCTTTGCCCATACCAAGCAACTTGCGGATAGCGTAGACAAACCGATTAAAGAATGGCGTGTCGTCTTCGTACCCATACGCTTGCATCAAGAAGTTTTGCATCGCCGGGTCGGTCATCCCGTACGCAACAAACTCACGCGGGTCGTCAAAAATCTCGCCGTGAGACGCAAGTCTACTGATTTCTTTAGGTAGCTTTCCGTTTGCCGCCAACTCGTTGAACAGAGTACCCGCACTGTTCATAGTGCGGATTAGGTCTTGAGCGGCCCGGACTACGGCCGAGTCCGTATTCACACCCTTTTCGATCATCTCATAGGCTAACGCCAGCTTACGATTTGTGGCTGCGTGCAATAGCTCGTGCAGAATCGTAGTATTGTTGACGCCCTGATCTTCTCCAAAAGATTCTCCGCGAACATAAATTACGCGCTCGCCAGTCTGATAATTCTCAATGTACAAAGCAATGGACCGATCCCATTGCTCAGCATTCTTTGGCTTTTTAAGTTGGTCGGGAAGCTCTTGGCCTTCCTCAAGAACGACAAACTTTACGCCATTCACAAACCCGCGAAGCCGTTTACCCAGTCTTTGCTGGAACGGAGTACCGGTCTTAATAATTCGCGCTAGTGCTTGTGCACCGGTAGTAAGCCCGCTAAACGCGGAATCCGCAGCGTCTTTAGATATTACTGCGCTGGTCGGCCCAGTCTTTTTAAGTACGGCCAAACCAGTTTGAATATCAGTTATTTCTTGCGGTGTAATACTTGGATGCTTTAACGCTGTTTTGATCCGATTATGTACTGCCGTACCCCGAAGGTTGGGGCTTTGCAGCATAGTGAGCAATTCCTTAATAGCCTCACGCTTATTACTCTGACGTTCTTTCTTTGCTTCCGTAACGGCTTCGTTGTTCGCATACTTAGAGGGGTCTATCGGTTGCTCAAGCTTGTCTAACGTTTTGGTAATGCGTGTAACTGCATCGTCGGCGCGCTTTTTCTCCGCCTGAAGTGGCTTTTTGTCCGCAAGCTTTTGTTTGCGCTCTTCTTCGGTAAGTACTACCGGACGCCCACGGGGTTTACCGGTTGCCCGTGACGGTCTTGGTGCTTTTTGTCCTTGCGCTTCTGTTTGCTGGGCTTCAACGGTTTCAGTGACACTAGGTTCTCCTGTGGGTTTACCTAAACGTTGCTGTACTTCTGCATCAAAGGCTTTTTGCGCGGCTTCAACAAGCCTCTGCTTAACGAGTGGGTCTGTAATCCCCTGTTCGTCAAAGGTGTCTGCGATATTCTCACGGGCAGAATCAACAGCGTCTTGAAGGTCCGCGTATTGCCCTACGTTACCGAAAGCGCTTTCTGCTGAAGCCACGCCAAAACTAACGGCGTTCTTCTCTGCGTCGGCTATTTCTGCATCGGCTTTGTCGAGGTCTGCGATCTGCTCTTCAACAGGCTTAGCTGCCGTAGTCGGCGTTTCCAACTCAGCAATCTGAGCGTTCAGCGCATCAAACTTTTTACCAGCCGGGGACTTAGCAGCAGGACGTTCGCCGCTCTTAAGCAGCAGCTTGTCACGCTCAGCGGTTAGCTCAGCGATCTTGGCTTGGTTATCTACAGCAGGTGCTTCTGCTAGTGCAGTTGGCTCGACTCCTTCTCTTCCAGCAGGCTCTGTAACATCCCGCTCAGAAGGAACCACTCCAGTTGGCTCAGTTCTTCCAACTCCTTCGGTGGGGGTGATTGTGCGTCGCTGTCCAGCCACGCTAACGCCTTCTCCAGTTGGGACTTTGACAGGCTGTGTAGCACTAACATTTCGCTTTCCTCTTGCTGTTTTCGCTTCTTGCGCGGCGAGTGCATCGGATTCTTCCTCTTGTCTAACTTGCATAAAAGCAGCGTAGAGAGCTTCCTGTGGATTTTCTCCGGCGGCAATCCGATCTTGCGCAAGTTCAATTACGCGATTTGTGGGTACATCAACGGATAAGCGTCTTGCTTGTTCTTTGTATCGGGTTTCTCGATCAGTAACTTCGTTCTCGGCTAGGATGCGAGCATCCTCTGCGGGGATGCCAACTGCTTCAATCTCAACCGCACGGGCGCTGATTTCAGCTTCTCGTTCTTCAGCAGTACGTACTGCTTCGGATTTAAGCTGTTCGCGCTGTTCGCGCTGCGGTTCACGGACCGGCGTTCTAAGCCCCAATCCTTTTGCTTGCGCAATTAGTTCAGACAACCCTTCGTAGCTTTGATCGCGTTCATAAGCACCTTCACGCGGGCCCGTAAGGACTTCCAACTTCTTACGTGTTTCAGGGGAGACAATTGGCGAAACGGCTTCAGCCCCATACTGGGCGGCTTTTGTACCTGCGATGGTAGTGCTAGCAACCGCGCCGGACTGAAGGATCGTTTGTCTGAAAGTCTCTTCTAGTTGGTTGTACAGATCGGCAAGATTTGGGTTTTTGTTTAGCCCAATCCCCGGAAGGAGATCAATCCCATACTCGCTTATCGTGGTTGCCATTTCAGGCGGGATTTCAGACACGGTAGCCCTAGCCATGTACTCGGGAATCTCACGCACACCATTCTTGGCGACGTACGCTCTCAAGCCAGCCAGCGCTTTGGTCATGCCGAGGCGTTCAAATATAAGTTCCGCAACAACTAATGGAATAGCTCGCCCCGTTGCAGCCATACCGGATAAACCCGCAGCACGGCCTTCGCCGTAAGCGTCGCCGAATTTCTGAATTGCAACTTGAGACAATATTGGAGCAGGGTTCCCTGTAAGTACGCTAAGCGCCATAAACGGTGCTTGCGTAGTTAGGCTGATCATGGCCTCTTGTGCGGAGCGTTCAAAAATTGACTCGCCTTTTGGAATTGCTTTAGCTTGTGCCGCTTCTATACGCCGAGCATTGATTAGATCGTTGCTAAGTTGCTCGTTGCCCGTAAAATCGGCGTAAGCATTCAAGATGCCAAACCCAGCCTGTTTAAGTGCGGACTCAACGCCAGCACCTACACGCTCTTTAAACCCAGCATCTTTTAGTTCCTCAGCGCGTTCCGCAGCTTTTTCCGCAGCTACGTCGCCGATAATATCTGGCCTAACTATGTCCAGATTGGGGCGCATCCGCCCTTCTTTGGCTTGTAGAGTGGCGTAAAACCTAGCAAAATCTTCGTCTAGATTGCTTTGCTTCTTAAAGCGTTCAATTTGAGGTTCTAAACGTGGGTCATAGGCAAACGTAGCAGCTTTGCTTATGCTTTCAAGCACAGTTTCTGGGCTAACGTCAGAAGCATCCCGTGCGGTTCTAGCTTGCGCCTTATCCATAGCAGCATAGCGCCCAGCGACTACACGAGCGGCGCGGCCATAAACATCAGGGCGTGCAGTCAGTCGCTCTAAAGCTGCCTGTCGCTGGTCTTGCGGGAGTGCATCAAGTTGAGCTTTGACTGCATTAACAAACTCGGGCGCAAGCATGGGGTCTTCGGTCGGCAGCGGCTTGGGCACCTGCTGCCGGTCCAACTCTTCCATCACGCTGGTGCGCTTAGGAGAAGCGGGGGGAACCAAGGATTCTTCTAGCCCTTGGTATTCCAAGTTTTGATCTGGGGCTTCTTGAGGTTCAACTTCCTTGGCATTAATTTCGGACAGGGGGACAAACCGTGCCCCCTGCGGTTCGTCTTTCCCAGCATTAATTTCAGACAGGGGGACAAACCGTGCCCCCCGTACCGCATCCCCCTCGTCCGTTGTTGCGCCGGGTTTAACTTCTGAGAGCGGGACGAATTTCATTTTTTCCAGTATCCGATTAATTTTCCGCGGCTGTCAAAAACTTCTTGGCCATTTGAAGTCATCTTACCAAGCTTCGAGCCCGGTGGCAGTCCTTCCGGAGTGGTGCGTGGAGTGGGTGCGGCTTGTTCGCTCTCCCTACGGGCTTTAATCCGCCTACGGAGATCACGCATGGCGTCTTCAAGTTCCTGCGGCGTTTTGGCGTTTAGAACCGCCGGGTCAAGAAACCTTTCTTTATCGACCACAAGATCTATTGCCTTATCTTCTGCGGTTCGTGCTCTATCCCCCTCAAGATAAAGTCTTTCTGGCGTATAACCCGAAATCGAAGTCTTTGCTCTGTCTACGGCAGCTTGTACGCCTTGTAATGTACGTAGATTTTCTGGTGTTGGATTATGTCGATACGCAACTTCCGCAGCCCCCAACTGTTCGGGCAATTTAGGTCCGGTAGCACTCGGCGGACGCACCGGACGAGTAGCCTGCATTGCCCTAACATCAATCTCTGCCAACGCTTTATTTTTATTGAATTTATTTTTCGCTGCGTCTTGCCTAGCTTTACGGTACGATTCTGCGGCTGCTTGCGCACCGGCAAGGTCGCCCTTGCGTTCTTTACGTTGGGCGTCGGCATAATAGAACTGCATTTGCTCAATCGACCGCTGTTCAGCTTGTGACGCACGGTTGGCTTCCGACATCTGTTTTGCAAACGCAGGTGCAGCTTCACTCGCCCCACGGGCTAGGGTATTACCCTTCAAAATATTTCCAGCAGCGGCAAGCAACGCCAAGCCTTTATCTGTCTCCAGTCCAGCAACCCGCGCTTTTTCTCGCGCTTCTAATCTACTTAGGGCGGGACCGTAAATATCTGGCCCACTTTCGTCCTTAAGCATTTTTAAGTATTGTTTTCTGTACTTTATAAGGTCTTCTGGGGTGACTGCCTCATCTGGGGTATCTGCGACAGCTTTGCGTGAGAGCAAATAATTCTGGGCTGCGAGTCGCTGTAAGTCGATATTGCCTTCCCCAGTCAGCACATTACCGTCTTCGTCCACTTGGGGCTCGACGTTCTGAACATTTGCTCCATATTGGTTTTCGTCCTCAACCAGTTCACCATCAGCAAACGCAACAACCCCGCCGCCAGCGAACGCACGGGTCGGAGTCGGCATCGCGGCTAGGCCACCAGACGGTGGCGCAGGTTGGGCTTGGGGAGGACGAGGTTGGGGTTGGGGAGCCTGACCCATCGCACCGGGTACTAGAGCACCCAGACCCTGAGGTACAGCCGGGGCCAGTGTCTCAGCGACGATAGACGGGGACGAAGTGGGCTGTTGTGCTTTGCCCGCCATCGCCATCGTGTTGGCTTCTTTAATCAGGCGCAGTGCATTCAACGCAGTGTAGGGATCAAGCTTAGGGTCAGGACTCTGCCCCATCACTGCGGCTTGCAGTGCTTGTGGGTTTTGCTTGAACCGCTCGGCGTAAACAGATGCCATGTCGATCATGATTGTTCCTTACACCAGCTTATTTAGCGCAAGTGCGCCAAGCCCACCGGACTTAACTGAGCCGCCCTTAGCCATTAGCTTGCTGATACCAGCCGCTCCAAGCCCCAAAGACGCAATAGTCTGCGCCGTAGAAGGAGGAGCCGCGTAAACAGAAGAACCTGTCTGGGTAAGAGGTGCACCGCGAATGATGTCGGACATGAAGCCGAGTTGCTTGTACGGATAATTCTGGTAGTTCAGGTAGTCTTGGTACTGAGTATCAAGAACCTTTTGCATCTGCTGCTGTTGTTGCAGACCGTACTGATTCTGCAACTGATTGATGCCCATGTTTTGCTGATACTGCAAGTTACCTAAGTTACCTAAGTTAGCAGCAATCTGGTTAGCTGTTTGTAGCCCCTGCAACCCAAGACCCGCGCCGAATTGTCCTTGCTGTGCGTTTAACTGAGCCGCTGCTTGATTCTGTGCTTGCGACGCATTGAACTGTTGCATCGCCGCGTTATAAGCATTTTGCAGCCCAGTGGCTTGAATGTCACCTTTTTGCCGAGCCAGATTTGCTGCGGCTTGCGAACGCATCAAGTAGTCGCCACTACCACCAAACGCTCCAGCCCGAGCCGCCTGTGCACCTTGGGCCTGCCTAGCAATGTCGGCTTGACGTTGCGCATCTTGCTGCTGACGCTGAACAACGTTCTGCATGTACGGAGACATGTAGTCTTGTACTGCTTGCCCAGTAAACTGCTGCGCTGCGTAGGGGTTGTAGGTGTACCCGGTGTTTAATGCACCTAGCCCTGCCGTGCCAGCCATTGCAGTCGCGTCTTGCA